CAGTTATTGCACAACCACACTCAGCAAGTGTTACAAACACTATGTTATTACCAGCTGGTGCTAATTCAACTTTAGTATCATTAGTTTCAACAGATACGTTAACCAATAAAACTTTAACATCTCCTAAAATAAATGAAGATGTAGCAGTAACTTCTACTGCAACAGAATTAAATTTATTAGATGGTGTATCTGGTTTAGTTCAAGCAGATTTAACTAAACTTGCTGCTGTCGATGCAACTGCAACAGAATTAAATACACTTGATGGAGTTGCTGGAACTTTAACAGCTGCTGAATTAAATACATTAGATGGTATTACAGCAGTAGTAGGTGAACTTAACGCTTTAGATTTAGGTAGTACAGCAGTAGGAACAGCTATAGCAAGTAAAGCTGTAATATTAGATTCAAATAAAGATTACACAGGTATAAGAAATTTTACTGTTAGTGGAGAATTAGATGCTGCAACAGGAGATTTTTCTGGTGCAATTGATGTTGCTGGTACAGCAAATTTAGATGTTGTTGACATTGATGGTGCAGTTGATATGGCTACTACATTACAAGTTGATGGTGCTATTACTACTGGTGGATTACTTACAGCAGGTGCAAAAATAGATTTAAACGGAACAGAGTTAATTTTAGATGCTGATGCAGACACTTCAATTACAGCAGATACAGATGATCAAATAGATATTAGAATTGCTGGTGCAGATGATTTTCAATTTACTGCAAATACATTTACAATTCCTTCAGGTTCTACAGTAGCTATTGCTGCAGGTGGTGCTATTACAAACGCAGGGACAATGTCTCCAGATATTACAAGCACAGGAAAAGCTTTAGTTTTTGGATTTTAATTAATAAAAAATAAGGGGAAAATAATATGGCAAGCGAACTATTAAAAGTAGCATTACATCCAACATGTTCTAATTCAGAAGTAAAACTGATTGATGGAGCAAGTGGAAAATCGTATGTTATTTTATCAATCACTATCTGTGAGACAGCTGGAAATGCTGAAACATTTGATTTGTATATTGATGATGATGATGGTGGAACTGATCATTACATTTATAAAGCTCAAGCACTAGCAGCTAATGCAACTTTTGAACACACTTCAAAAATTGTTTTAAATGCTGGAGATATGTTAGGTTTTATAACTGGTGGATCAGCAGATGTTGACGTTGTAGTTAATTATCTAGAACAAACATTATAAAAATTTTATGAGTGGAGCAGTAAAAAGCAATGTCTTTGGTTCATCAGGAACTATTGCAGCAGCAGCTGGTGGTTTAAAATGGGAATCAGTAGTTACAGCTTCAACGGTAACTGTCGAATCTAACAGAGGATATTTTGTTAATACAACATCTAATGCTTGTACAGTAACTTTACCCGCTTCTCCAGATGTTGGTGATCAAGTTATACTTCTTGATTATGCAAGAACTTGGGACACTAATGCTATCACTATAGATTCTAATGGTAATAAGTTTCAAGGACAAGCTGATACATATACTGTAGATTACGATACTGAAGGTCAAGGAATCAATATAGTTTATTCTGGTTCAACAAATGGTTGGATACCTAATTCTGATATTGCAAATGCTTTAACACCAGAAGAACCTATTGTTAAAAAAGCAATATTTGCTTATGGTCAAGAAAGCGGTGGTGTTGTATCAACAGCAAATTTAGTTTCTGATCAAGGTGTAATTGGTTCAAATGTAACTGGTGTAGGAACAGCTAGATATTCTCCAGTAGGAACTGGCTATGGTGGAGATAAAGGATTGTTTGCATATGGTAATAGTAGTGGTTCTTTATCAACAAAAAATTTAGTAAATAATAATGGAGTTGTTGGAGCAAATGTTGATGGTGTTGGTACTATTAGACAATATTCAGCTGCTGCTAAATATGGCGTAGGTAAAGCTATTGTTTTATATGGTAGTGATACTAATGGTAATGCTTTAAATATTTCAAATTTAATTTCTGATGAAGGAG